TAAGAAACCATGCCCTAAGAGAACGAATAGGGGATAGAAAACAAGGGATCTTCTCTTGCGATTGGATATAAAATCCGCGGCTCCTGGACAGTGTCAATACAAAAAAAAGGAGAAAAAGTTCACGATCTGAACAAAAACCTTTTTTGTTTTCAAAGTCCGCATTCTATACTTATATGGCGTCACGTGACGAACTACCAGGTTTCATAACCGGGACTCCTATAAAGAATCCACATTGGTAGTCATCACCAGCCATGCGTGCCCACGTAAACTGCGTTCCAATTGCGGTTGCATTACAGTAACCAACAGTGGTCGACGGTTCACCAATATCCAAAAGACGCGGGTCTGAACCAAACTGAGTTTGGCAGCCCATTGAATGCGTTCTTGAATACTGTGGGACGTTTATGTAGAGGCCAGCACCCGTGACATTTCTGTCATCAGGGATACGATTAAAAACTGTACCATTAACGGAAGTGTTGGTAGAAATGGCAGGATTAGCACTGATTGTTGACGTTGTGCCCATAAAGGCCACCGCATCATCACCAGACTTACCATTGAAGAAGAATCTCACGGACCCTCTTCGTAGAGCGTAAAGACTGGAAAATGCTGAAACCAAATCACCACATTGCCCTCCCTGTGTAAGCACAAGCGAAGGGTCAGTTTGACCATACCCCCCTATGTTGAAAGGGAGAAACGTAATAGTCTTAGCAGTACTATACGCGGTCATGTCGTTTTGTGAAATACAGAATCTAGTCATAAGTTGCTTGATACTCAAACATAGTTCTGATGTGCAGTGTCTCAAATCATTAATCACATTAGGTGTGGACTTGAGACCTGGCATAGTTAAAACCTTCTCACGCGGAGCAACCTCTTCTGCACCCATCATTGACTGAGGAGTGAAGTCTGAATTGTTGCCATTTGCTGGCGAATAAGAGATAGGTTTCGGTTGGGAGAAAGCGACATTCTCAGCAGAAATCTCGACAATGATGTCAACAGTAGTAGCTACTGTAGATGGACAGCTGAGTGGAGTGTTGACCAACAACTTGGCGATTCCATAATAATCCAATGAAGGTAACATGGAGGTCAAGTTAGTATATGGCACTTTCACCACAAAGGTATCTGACTCTTTCAAATCTAGAATAACTCTGGACATATATGCTCTAGCATCTGTGGAGTAGGACGCTGATAGACCTGGGTTAAAAACCATTTCTAATCTGCCCATGTGAAATTCAGTCTTAACAACCTTAATTGTAAAAACAAAATCACACCTCCAAAGTTCAAAGTATTTAGCTATGAAAGAAACTGGTGGAAATGTTTCTACGACCTGGTTTATGTTCGTAAGCGTATACGTATTGCTAAATGAAGCAGGTTGGAGTGTATAATTAAAAAGTTCTGTATCCAACGCTGTGGTAGTTGACCAATCAAGCTTTGCAACATAAGCCGGTCGATTGCAAAGGTATTCAATATTCATCTCATCCATGTCATTGCCAGCAAAACCTGGTAAGATGTCTAACTTTGCGGTATTAGAAATTCCCAACTTCAATTCCGGTTTGGGTCCATCTGAATTGGCAGCGTAAGGATTTTGCAAACTGCTAATCCTGATTGGATCAGATTCCACGAATGGAGAGCTGAATCCAAAGGCACTTGCTGCCCTAGATGAGGCCCTAGTAAACCATTCTGCTGTGCCAGCCAGCGATGATAAACTAGGAATTTTAGTTAGGACTTTTGCGGCATCAGCCACGGTGTTCAATGTCCGTGAGATGGTGCCTTTTGGCGCCTCTGCGTCTTGCGCGTTCAGTTTACCTTGTGGCGCATAAGCAGTATTGAACAATTCAATATCTTCAAAATGCTGCCACACTGAAACTTTAAAAGAGGAATCTGCTGGTGTACCCTTAAGCGGGGTGTAAACTCCAAAATAAACTGTACCCATTGTGCCTGCTGCCGTTTCCATAGTGGCGGCAAGCCCATTAGGACCTCTAAATTGTAAGTCATACGCTGGCCAAGGGGACACGTAAGGTATCCTGAGCTTGACAGTTGAATCGCGATTGACGTTGATTTGAACTCCAGGTAGTTGCGTTTTTGTACACAAATCAAACCTGTGACTTCTGGCCTCCAAACTAGTGGTAGATTGGATCCCAGGGATATAATACGCCATAAGTCTGCCTTGAGCAAACCTCTGAACGTTAATTTTGAATTCTAAAACAACAGTCGCTCTAAATCCTTGAAATGCGTTGAGCCTTGATAACCACATCTTTTGACCCAGTCCAGCTGAAGGTGCAAAATTTGTGGAATCAAAAGGAACGATCCAGCTATCTTTGGTCACACCAAGACCATCATTTGGTCCAACGGTGATAGTTCTGATTCTAACGGGTGTCTGCAGAAGTGTAATAACATCTTCACGATTAACCGTTTCCAATCCAGAGTTGATCTTTTTTGGATCATAGCCCTCTATTGGGAAAGGTTCGTAAATACGTTCTTCTGCGTCTTCAATAAAGCCGGTTGCCGTGTATGTGTTCGAGTCCTTAGTTACCGTGTCATTAATTGCGGTGTAATCAGTAGTTGTTACACCAGTGGAAGTACCGTCTTTCCTTACGTTTGTATTTTCTGCAGGTGTTAATTTAAACAGAGCCGTAACCCATGAGCGTCTGTCGTATCAGCTTGACTATCGTCTGAACTAGGATAAGGTACATTTGAACTATCCAGGGAGCTGACCTCCGGAATAGCAAGGGACTCCTCATCCAACCAGTTACTATAACACTTAATGCGATAGAAATCCTGGTCAAGGAGGCGACTAGGCATACGCAAAACACCTCTGTTTTCGTGAATGCATTGCATGAGTGCACAACCGTAAATATCGAAAGTTTCCTCATCATGCATAGACAATTCACAGAGAGCATTATCAATGTTGTCGCGTTGTCTCTGAATAGGGTTAGCACCATGTCTATACCACATGGGCATCTCTAGAACAGTATCTAGATCCAATGGAGCCAACCATCTATTATCCTCGAGCATAAAACCTCTCTTCAAGAAAGTGCAATCTGTCAAATTCTTATAAGGAGGGGGGTTCGTCTCGAGTTTATTTTCAGGCGTATATGTCAAACCAATCTTGGCCATACCGTCTCTGATGGTGTAGAAATCATATCCAAATTCTACACCCTCGTCTGAGATCAGACAAATGTTATCATCACCATATGCAACAAGCTTCACGCAATCATCGAACAATTCGATGTTCACACCATTAGAGTTGTCACAACCGATCCAAGCCATCCTGAAAGCTATGTTGACATACATACTGTTGACTATTGATGTTAACGGGTGACCACTTGGCAAACAATGATTGAATTGAAAAATCTTGTTGCCATGCAAATGCCGAGAGTTGAACAATTCAACCCAAAGCTGATATCTGATGTCATCATTGCCATCATCATACCAATCATTGATGATATCTAACAAGGCTATTGTAATAGCACTACACTGTGTGCTATCGAAAGATGAGAAATCTCCCGCAACGCAATAGCCTTTACCACCACCGAGGTAATTGGCTAGATTAGTCCAATCAGCTCCCAACGGATTGATACCTACAGCGGAACCACTGTAGATACAATTTTCCATCATAAATGCCGCGAACGCACCAAAGTACATCCGAGTTAATATGGTCAAGTCAAGGGGACAGCAGCTAATCATGCGAGTAGCAAGATTCTCCACTTTTGACTTGGATCTGAGTTCATCCTTCATGGCATCCATGTAGACAAAATCTGGTCTCTCCAAATTCTTTATCTGTTGCAACTTGAACTCAACGGTCTGCCTAACATGTTTGGCACCGATAGTATCGAATTGATAAGGTCCATCTTCTCCAAAAATCTCCTTCTTGCCCTTTGAATACATGTTACACCAAGGGTAGCCAGGAGAAGTTTTCCTAGGTATGCCGTTTACATACTTGTGTCCCGCAATCCCTTCAACCGCTTCTTCAAACGTTAATATACTACACCCTAATTTGCCTACAGGTAGGTCTAGTAACTTTAAAGTGTAATCGTTGACAGCCAATGAAAGGGCCACAGGGTCCACAACAGTGTCTGGTGTATCATATCTCTGTATACACAGATCAAAAGGATCAACACCATCGACTGGTTTAAGTACTGCAGGAGCACGCAACGCAGGTCGACACCAATCCTTCAGAATTGAAGGTCTCAGTTTTGTTTTCCTAGCAATGTTGGGAGCATCCTTGACAGTCTTAATAAAGGTCATACCATTGAACAAACCAGATTGAGGTTCAATTTCACATTTCCTCACAACAGCAAGCAAATCCTCAGGTAGCATAGCACCAATCCCCTCGGAAAAAGCCTTACCAACATGCAAGGCGATTATCTTACCATAACCGCTGTGCTTATTGTCACAGAAGAGGACAGAACCACAATCACCACTCTCAGTCTCCACATTATATCTCAACATAAATTTGTTGTCAAAGCCTTTCACGTGCTGAACCTTTCCAACTTCAACTTGTGACCTATAGACTGTGGAGTCACTGATACTTTGTCTGTATAAAATACCAGACGACACAGCATCGAGTTGTTCAATTTCCTTTTGGCTAATGAACCAATTCGAAACATCCTTATGTGGTCTACAATTGTCAAACTCGACTATCATCAAGTCAACATCTTCGTCGGAAAAGTGTCTCTTGAAGGTATAGAATTCTGACAGCTTGTAGAACAAGGATTTAGAAGGCTTGTTTTTCAGAGCATCAGATAAAGGCCTAAACTCAATCTCAGCATCGTCGTTAAAATAACGACAATGGTCATCCATATGTTTTGTCATGATACAGAAGTTATCTTTCAAAAACATACACGACTGCATAGGTTTACCATTGATGTAACTGAAATATAAGTTTTTCCTCACCAATGACTGGTAATTATTCGCAACTCGAGCATCGTCAATACCTTGTGGCTGCATATTAACTATAGCGTGTTGAATACGTGTCCTATTCAACTTGGCTGGTGCTTTCGTTGTCTTATAAGTCTCTGGTTCAATTTCAGTTTCCTTCTCTTCGAAAGTCTTAACCAAACCCCAAATGCCAACGGCAAGAGTAACTATAACCAACATCGTGGATAATAAATACCACTTGTTGTCAGAGAAGAATTGAGTGATCCTAGCGGCAACTGACTTTCGTAAGTTGTCGACAGTCTCAATGACGGAAGATCTCCTCTTGTTAAAAAATTGCCTCCACTCATTTTTGGCACCAAACTCATTTTCGGCTTCTTTTTCATCTTGTGCATCTTGCTCTTCCAAGTTCTTAAGATGAATCGAAATAGCACTTTGTGGGACCAACACCCCAGAAGCCTGGAGTTCACCTTTCAAATGGTTGAAAATGATGGTGCCATTAGTCTCATATGCATAACGGTTTAGTTCTTCTTTAAACTCGGCAACGCTTGCAATGAAGAAAAGTGGAATATCTAATTCACTGGTGCAATAGCTGAAAAATGCTTTTGCAACAATGGGATTATCCAAAAACTTATTCTTCTTAATCTTAAATAAGACCAACCAATTGGCAATATCTGGGAAATCTTGAAAAACTTGTTCAATCTCTCTCCTTGCTTTGATGTGGTTAAGTTCAGCAAACAACTTTTCAGTCAAATTCTTCCTATAAAGGAAGGCCTGCTGGACAACACCATAATTGATTTTCGGCATTTCCTCATCTAAACCAGACATCCACCAACTAATATTGACGCGGAACATCTTGGCCATAAGTCGTTCAAAGTAATTGCAAACTATGTTAATAATCATCCTATTTTCAACCAGGGATGAATTCACGTCATAGGAAATTCTAAAATTGTGCAACGTGGAACAGAATTCTCTCTTTGCCAATAACTTGGCTTTAGACAAACCCATCTTGTGGCACAATCGCAGGCCTTCCTCGAACAATTCTTCAAAGACTCGTACAGGGGCCAATCTCGGGTTGTAATCACCCGTAAATCGTGCCCACTGGCATCTAACGCTCCAATAAACAGGAGACAAGAATTCCATGCCTTGTTGCTCGATAACTTCTTCCTTTTCGGGGTTCAATTTCGACATAGCATCATGGAACACTTCCTCTCTCCTTGTTTGCATATCTTTCAAATACTCAGTTCCCACTTTCTCTAGACTTCTGTATTTCTCAATACAGTGTCCAACGAAAGCGTGGTAGTTCATACACATTACTCCAGTAGGTGTTTCCACCATAAACTCATAAACGTCAAAAGAGTATTTGTCCATCTTTTTGAGTCTTCTCCTGGTTAATTCTAGGTTCTTAGTTTCCTCCGTGCAGTACTCAACTTTTGGATAAACAGTCGCCCTAACATCAAATCTTCTAACTAAAGCCTCTTGCTCACGGATGGTATTGCAAGCTAGTTGCATGTTATTTGTAGTACAGAAGATAATTCTTGATGTCATATAACTGTTACCTTTATCTTCCAAATGCGCTTTGTGTAGCAACATCGGGTAGGTGTTAGACATACGGATCATTTCAAGGGCTTCATTCAAGATAGAACCTGAAACCGCCATGTCATTGGCTTGCATAAAGTCGTC